AACCGAACACGGTACGGTCCCGGCTTCTGCTTCGGCCCCGCGTACTGAGTGACTCCGGCCTCGCGATTCTTCGCGTCTGCCGAGACGTTCTTCTTGAAGTTGAACTTCTTGATCGAACCCTTGGTAGCCATCTGTGTGTTTCCTTTCTAGTGCTCAGTTGTCGTCCGAGGAGGCTTCTTCTACCTTCTCGATGGTCTCGTTGTCGTCTGCGTCGATCTTGAGTGTCTCGGTCGGCTCCTCGGGCTTCCGAGAAGTGCGCTTCGGTGCCGCCTTCTTAGCCGGAGATCTCTTAGCCGGAGCCTTCGTGTCGGACTCTGCCTTCTGAGCGACCTTCTTCGCAGCGCGCTTCGGGCTGAGATCGTCCCGAGTGATGCGGCCCTGGATGAGATCGTCGATCTGCTGGAGGGTGACGTTCCGAGTGTATGGAGCCAGAACGTCGGTACGATCCTTGCCACGAATCTTGCCGGTGTCCCGCCACACGATCGTTCGGACTGCCCTCGTCTTGCGATCGCCGTTCTCGTCCAGAACGTACTCGCCGTTCTTCTTGATCGGCTTCTCCTCGACCTCCAAGTAGCCGAAGCTCGTCATGTACGAGGCGACGGTGAGGGCCATCTGATAGCCCTTGCCCTGGATGTCCGGGACGAGAAAGTCTTCTCCCTCTTCGTCCTCTTCCGAGCGCACCAGAGCTGTCCAGAGAACGTTGATCGGCAGATCGTTGACCATCTGCACGAATCGCAGGAACATGTTCTGGTACTTCTGCCAATCCTGCATCTGCGGGATGTCGGGGTCGCGATCGGGATTGTCCTCCATCGCGTCTTCCAGAATCTGCCGCATCGTCAGGCGCTGGAGGTGAGTGATCGAGTCGATCACCAGCCAGTCGAAGCTATCTGCGATGATCTCGATGTCCTCGGCGATGCGATTGATCGCCTCGGCCCAGTCCTCGAAGTTGTTCAGTCCCGGCCACTTCTTAGCCGTCGACTTCTGCCGCTTGGCGGAGATGGTGCCGTCGTCCTCCGGTGCCAGGAACAGAACACGGTCCGCGCTTCCTCCGAGAACGGTCTTACCCGTCCCAGGAGCGCCGTAAATCATCAGGTTTACGGAGTCTTCGTCTTCCTCCAGAGAAATGATCTCCGGGAAGATATCACTGAGGCTCACTGTCTCTCTTTCCCTCTCACTATTCCCGACCTCCGGTCGGGCCTCGCGTCGCCTTGACGCCTGGTCAATTGTAGCATAGCGCTCGAATTCCTCGAGCTCCATGCGATCCAGATAGGTTTGGAAGCTCAACGCTTCAGATTCAAGTCTGCCGCCACGGAGAGCTTCGAGTTCTCCGCCCCGTCTCGGTGGGCGTGATACGGATCTCGGTGCTTGAAGAGCGTGGAGATCATGCTGTCGACGTCCCCTCGGGCCTCCTCGAGCTGACACAGCTGGAAGAAGTCGCAGTACGGACAGAGTTTGCCGGGTGCCTTGAGGACAGGAATCTGCCCCTTCCGAGCCATGTCCATGACGAGAACGTCGTCAACGACGCGCTGGAGCTGATGCTTCTGCTCCTTGCTCGTCCGACGAATCTCGTAACGCTTGAAGATCGGGGTCGGCTGAACCTTGGACGGCTCTCCGTACACGACCAGTCCGAGGTCTTCGGCCTCTGCCTTCAGCTCGTCCACCTTCATCTTGGACAACCGAGCTCTCTCGTTGGCGAGTTCCTCTTCGACAGAGATGCCCTTGTCGTCGGCGAAGTCGGCGGCGTCCCCGGTGGACAAGTAAAGATCTAGGAGCTGGCCCACGTAGTGAGTCTTGAGAGGCTGATTCGTGTAGAGACCCATCGGGTTCCGAGGGCGCTTGTCCTCGGTTGCCTTCCGAGCGAAGCTGAAGACGATGCCCTTGACTCGTTCCTTCTGGCCGATCAGCTTCTTGTGGCGGAGGATCGTAGTTGCGATCGCCGCGTAGCTGCCTCCCTGGTCGTCCAGGTTGTAGCTAGCCTCGTTCGGGAATCCCTTCCCGGTCTTGTGGTCGACGATCCAGATCTCTTCGTTCTCGTTGCGAATGACAAGGTCGATCGTTCCGACATTGATAGCCTTGTTGTCGACGTTCGCAGCGAAGGTCTCTTCACGGCAGATGACTTCCCAAGTGGGATCGGCGACGTATTCGCCGTTGACGTTCTCTCCGTACTCGGCCATGTACTCGCGAAGCATGAAACGGCCCATCTCGGCCATCTCCAGAAATGCTTCCTTACCGCCGTCGTTCCACTTCTTGCGGTCCTTCTCGGTGAGCGTTAGAGTCTTTCGAGTTTCCTCGCACCACTCTTCCCAGGTCTCCAGCAACGGGCGACCGCGATTCTTCCCGGGAATGTAGTACTCCGCCATAGCCAGATGCCAGCCGGTCCCGAATTCTCGGGCTCCGAGCTCAGTGCTGATGGGGACGATCTGCTCCACGTATGACCAGTACCACTGACGAGGGCAGTTCTTGAATGATCCTCGTTCCGACGAACGGACGAAGGGGAGGTCGGTGGTGTCCGACATGTGATTCCTCTCTTAACCTGTCACTCTATCAGTTCTATCAGCTCTATCAGTTCTATCGCGCCCCTCGGGGCGGGTACTGCTACCACCTTAGCATACCAGGTGGCTCGGAAGTCTAGGAGGGAACAGAGGATGTTCCGTCGATCATCTAGAGCCTTTTATTGACTCAGGAATGGTCTCCGGACTGTCCGGGGGGGATGAACAATCCGGTTGCGATTATCTGAATCGCTCCTCTGTTCCCACCTAGACCCCGGAGCCGAAGCTCCGGGAGTCCTGGAGGTCAGAAACCCTCGATCTCGCCTTCGCCTTCGGTGACGGCCTCGGTGCTCTCGGTGGCCTCCGGAGCGGGCTTCCGACGACGACGCTTCTGCGGCTTGATCTCGCCGTTGCCCTCGTCGTCGACCGCGTCCAGGTCGTCTGCGGAGTCTGCCTCGGCAGCCTTCTTCGCAGCCTTCTCGGCGTCGCGCTTCGCCTTCTCCTCGGCCTTCCGAGCCTTCTCGGCCTCGCGCTCCAGCTTCTTGGCTTCCTTCTCCTCGGCCTTACGAGCCCGCTCGGCTTCCTTGGCCTCGACGAGAGCGGCCTTCTCCGCTGCGCGCTCGTCGGAGCTCTGCCAGACTCGGTGGATGTAGATCAGGGTCCACGCCTGCTCCGGGGTGATGTTCTGCCAGCCCTCGAGGTGACCGAGGTGACGATTCATGAAGTTCGCGTAGGATTCCGACGCCTCGGTCGACTTGATGCCGGTCATCGCGTCGAGGTCTTCGACGGTCTTCGGAGCGACGATCCGCACTTCGCCTTCGCCGTCGGTGTACAGTTCCTCAGCCATTTCTGGGCCTTCCTCTGGAGGGTCTCGCGGTTCGCCTCGAACCGCTGTTTGCCTTGCCACACTCACATTACACACACCGAGCGGGTTGTGCAACACAATCGGGGCACTAATTTTCAGCTATCTCTCGAAAGCCGTAATTTCGGATGTGCCTGCCTGACGCCTAGCGCTTGAACCTTATACGGGAGAGCTTCGCTGGCTCGCCACCGTCGGATCGAGGCGGGTGTGAGCGCCCTGCATCAAGCCGGTCACGCTTGACCGCCATCAGCTCAGCCTGGCGGAACTGATCTTCCACATCATCTACGGACGGCGTCCACTCTCTGATCTTTTCTTTCAGTCTATCCTCAACCCTTCGGTCGAAGGTGTTCTGCCACAAGCGAAGCTCCTCTTCCTTGGCCTCCAGCTTCTCTTGAGTCTGAAACTCTCGAACCAGGGCGGCGTTCATTTCCTTCTCGGCCCGGTGGACCTCCATCTCCTTGAAATACTCCATTCCCATCGATCCAGCCGCCAAGCCAGCCAGTACCGCCAGGACAATCCACCACACGAATTCCATTGTTGACATAGGCTCATTATACGCTGCACGCGGGGTTCATATTCCCTCCCTATAAAGAACCCTCCCTTCAAAACACGAATAGGCCCGACCGCTCGCGCTGTGCGCGAGGGTCGGGCCGTCGTGCTCTGAAGCCTCAGAGTAGGTCGATGGGGTCTCCATCGAAGTAAGCTGTGATGTCCTCACCGTCCATCATCATGTCCGTGAGCTCGTCCTTCGTGTAGCCGAAGTGATCGAGCATCCAGTCGTCGTCGTTGACCTTGTACGTGTCACTCATTGAAACTCTCCATCTTCTCGTGGCATCGTTCGCAAATCGGCACCTTGCCGAGGATCGGGTGGTCCCGAGTGGTGACAGCCTGATTCTTGCACAGGGCGAACCAGGCGCACTCCACTCGGGACGACCGCTTCTTGTGGTGCCTCACTTCTTGACCTCCGGGATCAGCTTCTTGCGAGTCTCGACTCCGCGACTGCCGTCCATAATCCCACGGCAGGTGCGATTCCTTTCTTCAACCGTAGCGCCGATGTACTCCTCGATGCTGTCCAGGCTCCGAGTGTACCAGATTGAGACGTTGTGCTTGCGGCTAAGCCTATGCGCGCGATCCTCAATCTGTGTCTGAACGTCCGGGTCCCACATCTCGTCCAGGATGATGACGTCGTCCGCCATGTCCAGGGTGAGAGACGTTCCACCAGCCTTCGACTGGAGGAAGAAGATCTTCGGACTGTCGGGGTTCTGCTGGAACTCGTCCTGCTGACGAACCCGCTCTTCGGCGCTCACCGCGCCAGTGATAGCGAAGCTCTCCGTTTCCCGACGACTGAGCTCGTCTCGGAACAGGTCGATGACCTGGCGGAACTGCGAGGCGATGATCACCTTGCCCTTCCCCTTCGCGTCTCGACCGATCAGGTCTCGTTCCGAGAGCCACTCCACGAGCCATTCGAACTTGTTCGAAGGAAACTCGGGAATGAGGTACTGCTCCGGGATCATCAACGGATCGCCATCCTCGTCCAACTCGTAAGATCGGA